GCGTGTCTCTGAGCCATTGTAGCCACTTCATGCGCTAGTTTAGACTTAGTGTCGGCATCAGGTATAAACTTGTCTAGGAGTCCCGTAATGGGACCTATGAGCTTATCAATCACGGCTACTTCCTAATTAGTTCGTTGATAGCCTTCCAAGCCTCAACCATTTTAGATTCTAAAACATCCAACCTATTAAGTATCTTGCCAATAGTCAAAATCAATAAAAACACACCTGCTGCGACGGGCCAGCTTTGAACGATGATTTCCCACGTCTCCATTAGACATCCTGTTTGAAGATTTTCTGGACAGTAGGGCTTTCCCAGATCCTAATACCCAGCCAGACGATAGTTAAAGCTGACGCAAGGGGAGGCAACCAGCCAGCCATAGTCGCAACAGTTCCAGTAACAGCTAGTCCGTCTACTATAGTTTTTGCCTCCTCTTGCATTATTATGGACTCCCTATATAAGCCAACCCAGCTGAAATAGCTGAATTGAGTGGAGACATATCGTGACCAGCTTCCCAAAAGTCCTTAGTTACCATGATTTGTAGGTGTCTAACATTGCGGTCTACACATTCAATAGGCTGGATATACCCTGTGTCGTCTGCAACTATAGCATTGATGAGCGTGACGCTTTCTAAAGCCCAAGCATACTGTTGAGAAGGTGTTGGTTCATTAAACATTAGTTATTCTCCAGTTCTGCTACTCGCGCTGTAAGCTCTTGTATAGCCTTTACTAAAATAGGTACTAAGTTGCCCATGCTAGCTTCGAGCTTATTAGGGTTGTCTTCAAGCACTAAATTAAGATCAGCTTTGTTTGTGCCAGCAGCCTCAAGCAACTCTTGTGCGATGAAGCCTTGTTCTACTTTACCGTCTTTAATGTTACCGTCTCTAGTAGCCCACTTAAACTGACGAGGCTGTAGCGTGTTGATAAAGTCTAAGCCATAAGGTGTGTCAACAATGTCAGTCTTATCTCTAGCGTCCGACAGAGACGTAATGCTTGTTTGATTACACCGAAGTGTATTAATATCTGTACCGCCTAACGTAAACTGATAGCTCGATGTGGCAGAAGTGGGGTTTGAGTTCCAGCCTATGCAGACGTTTTGTTGACCTGTTGTTACTTGATTTCCTGCTTGATTCCCTATAAAAACGCTGCTTAAACCACCAGTAGTACAGTTACTTCCAGCGAACCAACCAACAGCAGTAGAGAAGTTAGTGTTTACGTTTTTTAGGGCACCACGACCAACAGCCGTGCACCCTGTACCAAGTGTAGCAAGCGACATAGCGTCATGGCCAATAGCCGTGTGGCTCGAACCCAACCCTGTCATTATTTCACCGGAACCACTACCTATAAAAGTGTTAGTCGTGCTCTGTGAAGTAATTGCAGCACCAGCGCCAGCACCTAGCGTCACTGTATCGGCGGCAGTTGGGTTGTTAGCGTCTAGTTGTGCGCCAACTGGGACAATAGCGCCGCCTGAGTCCTTTGTGTACAGCTTTTTATCTGTGACGTTAACAGCAAGCTCACCCTGTACTAAGTCACCAGCAACGGGAGCAGCACCTGCGGTACTTGAGTTCTTTGTTATAAGTGTAGTCATGTTCTATTTCTCTGCCATTGATTGAGTTGTTTGGTAGCGGAAGAAGATACCGCCCATTCCGAACAGGGTGCTGGCTAACATGATAGTCTCAGCAGACAGGTTAAGCTGTAGGACGTACACCTGTAGAGCCGCTAGGGTTATGCCAAAGACTTGCCATCTGTTACTACGACTACGCCAGAACTGCTTTAGTTTGTCCATGCTAATCCCCTAGTATTGGGCGGGTGTCTGGGAAGTCTGCTGTAGACGGCCAATTTCTCAATGCTTCTCGATAAGCCATGTAAACAGCACGTTGTGGATGATCTGTCAAAGGCACAATGTAGTCTGTAGCAGACAGCTCCATGTCACGCCACATACGAGCAGCTTCTTCCGCTGTAGGTTCCGCTGGTGTAGGTTCTACATAAAGTTCATAGTAGTCAAAGTTAGCCGCAACAAACTCAGCGTCAGAATTGATGGTGTTTAAGATATTACCGTCAGCATCTTTAATATTATATTTCATATTCTTCTCCTACGGTATGTACTGAATAACAACACAGCCTTCACCACCACGGCCTGAAATTATATTTAAAACAGTGCTATTAAGAGTAAACCCTCCACCACCTCCTATGGAAGCGTGACCCACTACCGAAGTGGCGGAAAAGTATGCGCCACCACCTCCTGCTAGTTCCCCTGCAGGCAGGATTGGACCGGAGCTGGAGTTACCATCTGTTGCGCCACCGCCACCACCAGATATTTGCCCTAAGCTGGATGAGTAAAAATCACCGAGAACATCACAATTTGCACCGTAACTTGTAGCGCCGCCGCCACCTGTTTCGCCACCGTCATTACCTGTTCCTAACAAACCAACAGCGCCACCGCCTTTGTTATAGCCTCCGCGTCCACCTGTGTTGTTAACGTCTCCACCAGTAGCAGTGCCTCCAGCAGTGTAAGTGTTACTGCCTACAACTCCACCTGCGCCACCAGTAGCTGTTAGCGTAGAGCCTAAACCTGTACCTGCAACAGATGTAGTGCCTCCTGCTGTTCCTGCGGCTACGGCTCCCATAACAGATGCGCCACCTGCACCAATCACTACAGTAAATGAACCTGAAGTTGTGACTGCTAGAGAGTTCTTTCGACAGTAGCCACCCGCCGCACCACTTTCAAGAAGTCCAGTATTCGTCCCACAGCCACTACCACCTGCACCAATAACGTGAATCCTTATGTTGCCGTCTTGAGGCGGAACCCATGTTTGGGAGTTGTGTAAAAAGATTGTGGGATATGAAGCTGATCCACCGCCGCTTATGAAATCTGTAAAATTACTCATGACATCACCCACCCTTGCGTTGCGTCTGTATATATAAACTGAATTGAGAGATATGCTGCATTCATCGTGAAGTCACTCGCACTGCTCATTATGTTGCTACCGTTTCTAGCCACCACTGTGTCAGCGAAGTTACCCACGGTAATTAGGACTCTTTGCCCTATGGCCGGTGACGCAGGAAGTGTAATTGTCTGAGTAGCTGCGCTAACATAAACGTGTGTGTTGACAGTAGCAGTGATAGAAGTAGCCGTAACAACAGTTGTAATACCCACTGTTACAGGCTCTGAGGCTATCACGCCTGATGTTACTCTTGTTAAGGCCATGCTTATAACTCCGGTCGAGTATTAGGGAATGAATCTGTACTGGGCCAATCACGCAGAGCAGCCCGATAAGCCAAAACAGCATCTGCATTAGGGTAGTCAGAAACGGTAGCAGCTACGTCAGTGCGGGCTAGTTCTGCATCACGCCATGTACGCGCTCTCTGTTCTGGAGTTATTAAATCTTTTGCTATTATTAAAGCCATTACGCGACCCTCACATAGTTTTGTCCGCCTAAAGAAGTATCTGAAGTGACACCGATGGCCTCTATAAACTGCCATATTTTATCGCCACCGGCGTCAGCTACTGACAAGCCAGTTCCGTCCCACTCTATACTATAAATAGTACCGACTGACGAGCCTAAGGAAAAACTGTAACCTTGGTAAACTCCAGATGAGCTATATTTAAAAACTTTGCCTCCTGATTGATCCGCTACCCAAAAATAAGTTCCATCCCAAGTTAGTGACGCTCCACTCGTAATCTGTCCAGAAAAGTCAATACTTGCATTTTGGTACACACCTGATGAGTTGTATTTGTATGCCAAGAAGGTAGTAGGATTCGTTATCCAGAAATGGGTGCCGTCCCATGTCATGCCATAAGAATAAGTGCCTGTTTGAGCAACTGAAGACCATGATACGTTTTGATAAACACCGGCTGAGTTATATTTAAAAACAGTATTTCCACCTAAACCGCCACCCCCGAACACCCAAAGATAAGAGCCATCCCACACAATGCTGTATGGAGTGGACATCTCATTTCCTATAGAAAAATTTGTTCCTGTATATACTCCTGCGGAAGTATATTTGTATACACGGGCGGTTTGGTTGCCACCCACCCAGTAATGAGTGCCATCCCACGCAATTCCAAGGGGGACATTATCTTGCGCGGCTACAGAAAAATTTATTCCTGCCTGTTGAAATGAAAGCGAAGCCAAGGGATAGGTAGATGGGTTTGTTTCATAAACACCCCCCTTTAAATACACCCGTCCATCAGCTAACGTGACGGTATTGGCATCATTATTTAAAAGTATCACCTCGTTAATTTGTGACGCTGAACCACCGCCGCCTAATGTAATAGCCATTTATAACTCCTTCCAGCCAATAGTGCCGTCTACGTATACCAACGTTGCCGCTGCGTCTGTAGCCAGCGAACCATCGTCTGCCGTTGAATTTATGTTTGATCCATTGCGAGCCACCGTTACAGTGCCCGCGCCAGCGTTTTTAATAAATACTACGTTGCCTGCTGTGGGGCTGGCAGGCAGAGTTATGGTTACTGCGCTGCCTGAGTTTACAATTAGCTGGTCTCGCGTGACTGCTGTGTAGTTTGCAGTTTTGATAAGGAAGTCATTAAACGCTCCACCGACACCTGCGGCTAACTTTGCTGAAGTAATCGCACCGTCTACAATCTTTGCTGTGGTAACAGTGTTATCATCAGGCGTACCAACAGACACTACAACAGCATTTGCCGCCATAACTTCTATCGCAGACCCACTAGGAGGAGCTGTGCTAAAAGTAAGCGTTGTTCCAGAGACAGCATAATTAGTTTTGCTCTGATACACACCATCAATATACACGTTAGTATTGTTCTCTGGAGACTGTGCAGATAACGTATAAGCCAAAGTTGAACCATTGCCTGTAAACTGGTTTAGCTTAAACTCTGTGCTTGCTGTTACTGGCGCAACTGTTGCCGCTGTAATCTCAATAGCAGAACTGTTGGGAGGTGCAGAAGAAAATGTAAGTACGTTATCAACAATTGCATAGCCAGTTTTATTCTGGTAAACCCCATCTATATAAACAAAAGTGTTGTCTTCAATGGGAGACGTAGACAAAGTATAAGCAGTGGTTGAGCCATCGCCTGTAAAACTATTAAGACTAAGGTCGGCAGCACCACCGCCTATGGAACCCCACTCTGTTGTATAGCCCTCAAACTGACCGTCAGTCGTGTTGTACCTGAACATACCAGCAACACCTGTAGGGCGTTGGGCCGTTGTTCCTGCTGACATGGTGACTGCGGTAGGCTCATTAACAATCAAAGGGCCTGTCAGGGTGCCCCCAGCTAAAGGCAGCTTGTCTGCTGCTTCTGCTGCGCTGGCTGCTGCTGCTGTTGCGCTGTTAGCTGCGTTTGTTTCGCTAGTTGCCGCCGCTGTTGCACTGTTAGATGCGTTGGTTGCGAAGGTTGCAGCGTTGGTAGCTGACGTAGTAGCCGCTGTGACAGAGTTGCCAGCATTTGTTTCAGATGTTGCTGCATTAGTTGCACTTGTGTCCGCTGCGGTTGCAGAAGCTGCTGCTTCATTTGCTTTAGTTGTAGCAGTAAGTGCGTCAAGAGCTACTTGAGACGCAGTAGCGTCCGTAGTCGCGTCACCGGTACCTCCAGCACCTCTAAAGATACCCATAGACTACTCCAACTAAAGAAAACAAAAAAAGAAAAAGGGGGCCTAAGCGACCCCCATAGAGTTCGTTACTCAGCAATAGCGAGAACGAAACCAGCTTCAGGACGATACACCTGAACACCGTACAGACAATCAGCCGTGTACAGAGTTGACAAGTATTCCTGCTTGTACTGGGTTTGTGAACGTACTGACTGCTGCTCTGCAAGGACGATAGCGTCTTTGTGGAACAAGAGTGCAGCACGAGTATCAACAGAAGAAGCAGTGTTATCACCAGCAGCTTCGATAGTAGCACAGTTAGCAGACACATAAACGTCTACGCCGTACAAGTTACCGATAAGCCCTGAGTTTACAGTGCTACCAGATACGAAGTCAGAAGACACGTATCGGTCGATACCCATGATCGTGTTACGAACAGAAGGTGGGATAATAAGTACACGATTTTCCATCGGTACGTTATTGTCGTCTAACTTCTGAATCATGTTACGGAAGAAGGCATCAGTAAACACGTCACTTGCGTCCATCGTGTCGTCAGTGTACTGAGTCGTCGTGCCGTTGTCATTGAAGAAAGCACCAGTGTGCTGGTAGTCAGTAGGAGCTACTGAGCCAGAGAACACAACTGCACCACCGTTACCAAAACCAGTACCACAAGAGTGCAAGTCTGCATCAATTTTGGTAGCCAGAGCGTAACCAGCGTCTTCAGTGTAAAACTGACGTAAGCTGTTGAGAGCTTGTACTTCAACGATGTCTTCAATGAGACGTGAGTACTCAAAGTGTCGATCGATGTCAACAGTCAGTTCGCCTTCGGTGTTAGCAATGATAGTAACTGCCGTGTCAGCAGCCTTAGCATTTGCGTCGCCACGTACGGGCTTAGGGATATGAAGCTTGTCGCCTTTCTTGCCACTCATAGCGAGCTTTTTGACAAGGGGTGCCATCTTCAGGTTCTTTTGGTAAGCAGCAATAATTTCGTCACTCCAGATTTCTGGAATAAAAGTAGCTGCTTCCGTTTTTGCGGTATTACCGCCTGCGCCGGGATAGGTTGCAGTAGCCATGTTAATCTCCTAATAGATTATTTTACACGACCCTCCGCGTATGCTCTAAAGATTTCCTCTGATAAAGCTTGATAACGCTCTGGGTCTGTTTTCATAAGTTTAATGATGTCGGCCCTACGATATACTTTCCTACGACTAGCCTCACCGCTACCCTGCATGTTACCCGTATTAGCTGCCTTAATTTGTTGCTTACGTGCTTGTTTCTCAACCTTCACGGTTTGTTCTGCTACTGTCTTACGCTCCTTCCAGAGTGAAAACAGCTCATCAGCAGCTTCAGCATTAAATTGTTGGTCAGCTTCTACGAACAACTGAGTCCTAATCTTTGAAGCTTTAATCCACTCAGCAAACTTAGGGTCCTTAAGGATACCCTGCATGTCTGGGTGCTTGTTGTTAAGCGTTGCCAGAGATGATTGTTTTTTGTAGTGAGCAGAGTATTCCTGCGCTTCTTTAATCTTAGGATGGTTCTCAATAGCACGATTGACGGCTGCTTGAGGGTCCGTAAAATAGTCAATATCGTCTTCAGGCTCAACGTACTGTTGAGGTGCTGGTTGCTGCGGTTGACTGCCAATGTAGTCATCCACAACCTTACGAAGCTCTCCTACTTCAGAGGATTGACGCCCTAGAAGCTTCTCAGCTTCTTGATGCATCTGCACGACTTGTTCTAAAGACTTGCCTTGATATTTCTCTGGTATTGGAGGTTCTTCTTGAGGTTGCTCAACAAAGTCTTCTTGTTGAATCTCTTGTGCTTCGTTTTCTTCGGTTTCTTCCACAGTTTCCTCTTCAGGCTGCGAATCTACCATTGTCGCTCTAGACATAATTAAACTCCGTGAACTTAGTCATTATGGAGATTGAGGTTTTCTACCTGCTTGTTCGTGTTCCTTTACCCACTTCATGTGTCTACCGGGGAAGTCCCCAGAGTGTCCATCAAGTATAAAAGGCGGGGCAGACAGCATTTTTGTAGCACCAGCACCACATTTGCACCTACTCGTAGTGTCGCTGGAGTCTACAAATTTTTCATATACGTGTCCGTTTTCACAACGAAAGTCGTATACTTTAATCATCTACTTCTTCCTCCTCTGCTTGCTCTCTGGACACTGCAATAGTGCTTTCCAGATTGATTACAGAAGCTAAGGCAGCAACTTGGCCTTTACGGAATAAAAAGTCTTCAGTGTCCTTGACTGTCTGAATGTCAGCCAAAGTAGTTGCATTATTAGAAAGCTCTTGAATGAGTTGTTTGAAACCTTCGTGATTAAAGAGTTCGTTGTAGTTGTTGAAGTAAGTTTCAAGCTCAGGCTTCATAAGTTCCCTTTAGTTGATACTATAGTTAATAGTATAGCATATTTTTAGGTTAAAGTCAAGAAGTATTTAGTAGCCCTTTTTCATTGGCTTCTTCTTCTTCTTAGCTGCTTTCTTAGCTGCTGCTACTCCAGTTTTGGTGTACGGGTACTTAACCCCTCCAACTTTAGGCATTACTTTTTACTCCTTTTGGTTGTTTTGGCTGCTTGTTTGAAGGCTTTTGCACTGGGCGCACCTTTGGCACCCGGTTTACGCATCTTCTCCTTACTACCCGCAGCGATTCGTTTGCGTTTTGCGTGGATATTATCATAAAGGCCTGCCACTACCATTTCTCCTTGTTGGCCCAGTAGGCCGCTGACATCTTACCTTTTGCAATATTCTTTGCATGACGAGCCTTAAATGACTTGCGTCTGGCTTTCTCTTTCTCAGACTTAGGGGCTTTACCCGCACCACTGACCCCCTGCTGTCCAAACCTAATGGTCTTAACTTCGTCACCTTCTTTGGCAACTACTACGTGCGACTTAGTAGGGTGGCTAGGAGTCCTCTTTGGCTTGTTGTAGCCGCTTACTCCCGCCCTTTCCAACCGTGGGTCCTTCTCCTTTGGCATTACTCCATTCCTCCATTTTGCGTTCTAATTCCTCTAGGCGGCTCCATTGGGGCTGGAGGTGTTTTTTGACTTGGTCTAGGAGAATTGTTAGTTCTTTGTCCGTTAGCATTTTCTTTACCTTTGATTTGTCTTTCTTTTAAAAGAGTCTCTGCAACGCGCATACGTCTCTCAAACTCTTTGTCCTCTTGGTCGCCTTCTCGCAAGTTTCTTGTAATTGCGCTAATACGATCAATCTCTAGCTCCATAGGCACTGCCTGTGCTTCAGCAGCCAGCTTAGTAGCCCTTGCGCTAGACTCTTGAGCCTGAGCCGATAGAGCCGCTGTCTGGGACTGCTGGAACTGCATCTGTGCTTGTTGTGCTGCCTGAGCCATCTGCTGTGCTTCCGGGTTGGGCTGCGTAGCTTTCGTCATAGCCGCAAGGAGTTCTTCACGGTTAGACAAGTTCATGTTGTCAATAATAGACTGAATCAGTGTATTGTACAACGGAGAGTCTTTTTCCATAGTCTGTAGTAGTTGTACAAGCTGAGTCACTTCGTACTCTCTAGCCATGATACCCAAAGTACTACTTGCGTTGAACTTGTAGTCAGCAACAGGGTAGTTCTCAGGGTCAAACTGCATGTAACGATAGGCTGCCTTCTTGACAAAAGGAATTAAGAAAGCTTGCTGGAAGTTAATTAGAGTACGTTTATGCCTTTTAATAATAGCACCGAGAGACATACTAATGCCAGAAGCCGTAGCTTCTCCATTAACTGCACCCGAGAGTCCAGCAGAGTCAACCGCACCAGTAGCTTGTTGTACCATCTGCTGTAGAGCACCGGCCTGAGCAAACGTGATTTGACTAACTTGTCCAAAGTTAAACGGTTGTAGAATTTCACGAGGGTCTCCACTGGTTAGAATCATCTTGCCCGGACGTACTTCTGGTTTAGCACCTCGTGGCATCCTAGTGGCGTCTACAGCCAACATAGGGTGCGTTGTGAGGCTCAGAGCGTCGATCCTAGCGCGTAACTCAGCGTCAAGGGCCTTCTGTGAGTTGTAACCCTTCTCACACACACCACGGCCCCAGAACCTAGAGGGGACCACGTCCCAAGGGAAGGCTACGATAGGTCTGTCCTGCATCATGTAAGGGTTAGCCTCAGCTTTCAACAAGACACCACCATTGGCAACTACCACGACTGCTTCTACGTACTTTGACTTGCTTTTGGAGTCTTCGACTAACTCTACTTCTTCTACTTCATCGTCGTCACTGTCGTCTTCGTCATCCTTAAAGGCGTTGTCAAGCAGTTCTCTGGGGACTAAACCGTAGTACTTAGTGAGACGTACTTTGTCGTCAGTGTACATGGTTAAGTCTTGGTCAGGCTCTAAGTTAGAGTCAGGAGCAGCAATACCTACTTGAACGTCTCTGTAGACCCCTTGTTCCTGTAGCATTTCTACTTGGTGTAAGCTCACGAACTCGTCTACGGCAACACCCATAGCGTCGTCTACGCTTGTTGCCACAGGGTCAATAAGGAAGTTCTGAGGCATCACAGGCTTAAGTTTTACCTTGACACGCTCAGTAATGTTGACACCGACTGCCGTTAAGTCACCACCCATGATAGGCTGTGTAGCCGGGGCCATTTCCTTCATTTCTTCAATGACAATCTCACCGATACCTGTGCCGAACACTGCGGAATTAATGAGACACTCTGCTACTGCTTTACGGACCTTGCAGTCTTCAAAGTCTTCTGTCAACTTATTTCTCAAGAACAACACGTCTTGACGCTCTGTGTCACCCATGTTGTCAGCTATGTCGAACCATTTGCCTCGACCAAAAGTAGCTTCCTCAAGTTCTGCTACGTTTGACTCCACAGCTTGCTGGAGAGCAGGGGCAATAATACGGCTTCTCTCTGACTTACGATCAGAGTCAGCAGGGTCCCAGATGCCTCTCCAGAGCCTGTAGTACTCATCAAAACGTTCTTCGTAGTTTGACTCGTAGTTGTCACGCCAGTCGTCACACTTAGTCATTACCCAGTCTTCGATAGTTTCTTCTATCAACAAGAGGTCTTGTTCAAATAGTTCGGTCATATTAGTATCCTGATACTACGTCTAAAATTTCATAGTCATCGACTTCATAATCATAGTCGTACGCTACGTGTGCAAGCTGGTCTATGTAAGCTAAAGCATCTATCAAGTCGTCGTGAGTTAGTGCGTCAGGGAACTGAAAGAGCTGGTCTAAGAACCTAGAGTTCCATTCCCCTTTCTTAAGTGTTACAAAGCCATTCTCAAAGCGCCCCTGTAACGCCCACATGACCCTGTCAGTCTTCTTTTTATTTCCGTGGGTTAGTTCCTCGACTCTAAAGAACGTCCCGTGACGCTTCTGTAGGTCCATCAGAGGGGACATTACAGCCTGCTTTGCTATACCCCTCTCAATACCTACGCTAACTGGTTCGTAGTCCCGGACTGCTTGGAATATCTTGGCTGCTGTCTCGTCTAGAGTCCACCTACCGTAGATAATGTTCTCCACGAACCAACCATTGGGATTCACTTTCACTACTGCTATTGCTGTCTCGTCTAGCTTAGTGTTCTTTGTTCGCTTCTTGTTTACTTCCTCAAAACCAGCTAAGTCAACTGCAATGTAGTAGTCTCCTTCACCACTACTATCTTCTCCGAACTTTACCCAGTCCTCTTTAAACATTTCTGACCCACGAGCTTCAAATGACGCCATAAACTCCTGACGAAACGCATAGCTAGACATAGACTTCTTAGCGGTGTCAATTTCACTTGGGTCCAAGATTGGGTTGTCATAAGAAGTAAAGTGCCATGCTTTGTAAGTCTCGTCGTCACCTAGCTCTGCATATTTATATAAGTCGTAGAAGTGGTTGCGACCCATAGGTGTTCCAATGAACATAGCACAACCCTTTTGGTCAGCCAAGGCTGGTCTTAGGATCTGCTCAAATACATCAGGCTTCATGTCTGCGTACTCGTCCAACACTAGAAACTTAAGTGATACACCACGCATAGTCTCTGGTCTATCGGCCCCTTTGAGGCTTATGGTTGCACCGTTGACTAGCTTAATCTGCAAGTTGTTAATATGGCTACCTGAGATAACAGGGTTCCCTAGTTCCAACAAGGTCTGCCACATGATGTCACGTGCCTGTCCCTGTGTTGGCGCTACGTAGAACACGTGGCCTCTCTCGGCCTGCAAAGCGTTTACAATAAGCAACCAAGCAGCAAGTCTGGACTTCCCTGTACGTCTACCTGCTGCTACAATCTTGAATCTAGTGTCGTCAGCCCAGACCTCTTGTTGCCACGGGAGTAACTCTATGTCAAGGTCAGTTGCCATTAATTAGCTGTAGTTGTTCATAAAGGAAGGCTGGTTTACTAAGTTAAAAGTAAAGGCTACTTCCATGTCTCCTGAAGACGCAGCCTTTGCTTTAACTACTTCTCCCTGATGTAAAACAAATATAGGTGTTTCTGATTGACCACCTAAGATTTCTCTGCTGCCTGCGTTTATTGAAGTACCGTCAAAGAAGTACATCTGGTCTACACCAGCACTATTTTCCCACCAAAGGTCGATGCTGTTCGTGCTGCCACCGTGGTTTGCAACAAAGATATACGTGATGTGTAAAAGAAAACCATTGGGGATAGTGAGAACTGTTGTCTCAACGTCGTCAGTCAGTGTCTTATGCTGTGTGAAAAACATTAGGAATATACCCACATTACAGGAGTTGTACCACGTGTATCCACATGGACAAAGGACTTAGCAATGCCTATGCCCGTGAAGCCAAGGTCTAAAGCTTGCTTGACTATGTCGTATCTATGGGCCGCACTGGTGGCTTGGATGTCTGCTGCGATGCCTTGGGCATGGGTCCCCGGAACATCCTTGGCAGCTTCAATAGGATGTTCTATGGGGTGTCTATAACCACTCGTTATGACAAACGGGAACCCACACCCAGCACGTAAACGATCAAGCTTCTGTAGGAACTCCGGTTCCATCTTGTTCTCACCGGTGACTTGGCAGTCGAACTCGTCTAATGTGAAGTACTTAAGACTCATCTACTACTTCTCCTTCGATAACGTCACTAGCATCGCTTACGTCTACAGTACCAACACCAGTAATGTTGATCTGTATGGCGTTTCTACCACCGTCCTTCACTACTTCTCGCTCAAATGCACTTACTGGCAACATACGGTCCATAATTAGCTTCCAAGCAGAAGCCTGATTCTTATGGTCGTGGTCCAAAGCAGCATCGAAAATAGTCTCAAGGACCTTTTTAGACTTAGGTGAAGCTAACATACGAGCTTTGTACTCGTTTATAATCGCAGCGTCACCTTTGGGTCTACCTACTTTACCCTTGTTACCGGGTTTTAAAGCGGCTACTTCTGACTTCCGGGGTCTGCCACGACCTCTTTTTTTAACTTCGGAAAGTTCATCGGTCATAACACAAATTGTCCCTAATTACAACAATAGTATAACA